TCAAGGGTCTGACTGTTAAACGTAGCGCCCCAGCCAGTCTCACCTATGTCAGGTTTATAAAAACTATAATTAGTGGTTGTTGTGCCCATTTATATGCCTCCCTTATATCTTGAGGTTTCTACCCATCCATCTGATAACGTTGAATACCCTTGACCATTTCCCCAATAAAAATAACCCCAGCCTCTTAAATATGTATCTGGTTCATTATAAACAAATGTAATTTTATCACCATTACCTAGAGTAATCTTGCCGCCAAAATTACCATTTAAATGTAAATACGCGTCATCTTCAAATGTAATTGTATCTGTATCGGAAGTTCCGTGTAAGGTGAGAATATCCCCATGAAGACCGTCTGCTATGGAAGGATCCACAGAAATAGTGATAGCTCCGCCGTCACTAACGACGTACATGTGAAAGTGTCGTCTACCACCTTCGCGTGTATATTCACGCGACTGGCGTAGCGCGTCGATCCCTGCGGCAGCGCTTATAGTATAAACCGTAGGAGTGCTAACAGGATCTGTCGATAAACTATTATCTCTCGGTGACATCCACCGAGGTTTGGGCTGCTTAATCCTTTTTAAATTATCTCTACAATCACAGCAAAGGAGCATCCCACGCTGTCTTTTCAACTGAGTTTTCTTATAAGTGAAACCGCACCGATCGCAATCATATTTTTGCAAGGTGCTGGTATTCATTATAGTGGTCAGAGGTGATTAAGGCTCACCTCTGAAGGCCTCTGAGATTAAACTCGTTTATAAGCAATACCAACGATGCCCTTTGACGCTGTTGTTGAAGCCCCGTCTGTGATGACTTCTATAGCGGTTCCAGCTGTCAAAGAATAAGCGCCCGTAGGAGCAACTGCAGCAAAAGCGTCTCCTGCTGCTCCGCCTGTAGCTACTGTTACAGCCATTGACGTAATTGCTACTCCATCAATTTCAAAAGTAACTTCTGCACTTGCTACTGTAACTGCAGTTTCTTGTGTTACATATGCACCAACAATTTCAACATCAAATGGAAGTGCCGCCGTCCAAGAACTAGCAGCTGTTGAAATATCAACAATTTCGGCATGAAGAATACCGTCGTAATCTGTTCCTAAACCATTTGGTAAATAAGTTAAACCCATAACATCCTCCTTAACCGCCTTCTAGAGTTACACTAGAATTTACCCTAATCGGGACGTGTTCATTAGTAAGGAAGGGGAGGGGGCAGCGCACTCAGTTCTACCCGTTACGTTTACTGCAACACTCCCCTTTATTTTTAAGCTCCAGCAGACTTATATACGCCCATTGGATTATTAACTTCACTAGAGATACGGAAGCTGGTTTTGAATTTGGCATCGCCAGTTTCAAAATCACCATCTTTAGCAAATTTAACTTTCCTACGCATAAAAGTAATAAACGGATTTTTCTCTGCCAGCAAGAACCATGCATCAGCATCAGTTAGATAAGGATCTATGACGAGTTGCAGATTTCTGCTTTGAATAGAGTTAACTGCATTGTTAGCAGACTCTGGGTCATGCGTAGAATTCAATAACTCTTTCGCTGTAAACTCAAGCTCAGCCGGAATCAAAAGAGTCCTAGGCTTGATAACCTGTTGTTTACCGCGGTCATCCGTTGTTTCCTCTATGTTGAGCAATGCTTGCTTCAATGAAGAAGCAGACAAGTCAGCTGCAGGTGTTAACAAGTTAGACCAAGTACCACCACCAAGCTTAGTGTGGCTGTTGCTAAAGATAGCTAAGCCGTCACCAGCTGTCTTGCTGGTACCGTTATACAAATCGTGGACTAAAACTTCAATAGTTTCACGAGCACTTCTACCTAATTCTTTGGTCATATCAGACATCTCTGTAGGAATGTCAGGATAAAGACTATCCTCGATCATTTCCTCAGTGATACGAACCCCTAGTGCATAGGTCTTATGCACCCATCTCTTAGTTGGCCCTTGGATGAAATCATCATATGTGATTCCTTCACCTTCAGGTTTTTCGGCTAAGAGGCCGAGACCTGCGTAATAAGCGGATTCCTCGTAGGATCTCCTTGAGTTCTTAATGGTAGAGATCTTATTGTAATAAGGCTCTCTTTCCTTAAAAGAACTTGTCATGAAGGAGAACAAACCCGGAACGATCGCTTTACTAAATAGTGATCTATTCATTAGTTTATCTCCTTAGATACCTGCGCCTACAATCCCTTGCAAGCCTTGATGATTATTAATTTTACAGATCCAGTCACAATTTGCGATAGCAATTGTATTATCTGGCCTGTCCTGTGGACGAATCAAACGAATCTGATCGCCAGCGGTATTAGCGCCAGTATCAGAATCATCTAACTCCCACCCACTTCTGTAATACACGGTACTTCCAGTCCCACTGACCAAGTCAATGTTTCCATTACAGTCATTTTCATCGAGATATGAAGTATCGCCGTCACCCTGACAAACAAAAAGTTGATCAGGATGATCTGCAACCATAATATAACCTTCACCGGCATGTCCACTGTCCCAGTATGGCAACGCTACTTTATTGCTATCATAGATACCTACAATAGCGCCGAGGATAGCATTACCAGTACCTGCGGTCGCAATCTCAACATCACGACCGGTAGCAATAGCTACAACGGGATCACCGATAAAAAGGTCTTGTGCATAAGCTGCAACGACCTTATATTCTCGAACAGATAGTAATGGACCAATGGGCTCTAGACCGCGTGGTCTATCAACATTAGCCATATTATTTCTCCTTCGTTAAAAGTCTCTACCTTCTTCTAAACCTTCTGAAGAGTCTTCCTCACCCATATCTTTAGGCGTATAGAATCCTCTTGCCTCATCATTAGGTAAATCTTTAGTGTAGTGTTTCACTAAAGCGGCGCTTCTTTTGGCCGGCGCTTCTTCACGCTCTTTGCCCATTTCTTCAGGTGTAAATGCCAATAACATTCCTGCCTGTTCAATAGCACCATGATCCTTAAACCGATGAGGCTTTATATATGGAGAATTGGTTCGAGTGCATAGTACCCATATACTACTATTAAGCCTTGCTTCGATATTCTTTTTATCCAGCCATCTGAACCGGTATTTTTTACCATGCAAAGGCTTACACTCTTCTGGCAACTCAAGAAGATTAAATCTAGATAGTGTTTTCGTCGAAAATTCCGCAACATTCTTTGGCTGTTCTTTAACTAGCTCTGCTATATGCGATTCTTCTTTCGACAAACTAACTGGTTTAGGTTCGCTTGCCGCCGGCGTAACCTTATCTTCTTGGACTATATCTTTATCTTTTTTAGGTATCTTAGTAGCGCTCATATTGAAACTCCTTCTGTTTTGGATTTACTTAACTTTTGTTTATTTTTTGCGTATTCTTTAGGATCAATCCCTTGAAATTTGCAAAACTCCATTTCATCTTTACTAAGCACTACTTTGTTACCTGACGTTTCACTCGTATGTCCTGCGCCTTTGTTAAGTATTATCCTATTTTGCCTACTAGCTTCTCGCTGAGCACCCTTCTTCTCAGCGGACCGAATATCTTCACGTTTATATCCTAATGTATTTTCCATATAATCCTCCATATCTCTCATAGCATATAAAGGACCTTTTGGTTGTGTCAAATAATCAGGATTCTGTTCTAAAATGTTTATATATATTTTTGCTTTTTCACTATTATTATCATTCAATTCCGGATGAAGTGCAAGAACCCTTTGTTTAGATTTAGTCAACGTGTCGTCCGCTTTTGCAATTGCTTGCTGTTGCTTCATAATATTCTGAGCATTCTGAATACTTCTTAGATCAACAGCTTTCTTCCAATCTTTATCAGCTAAATCGTCCCATTCTTCATCTGTTTGCGGCATTCCTGTTGGAGCTGGCTTCGTATCTTCCGGCACTGCTTTCTTAGTTAATTCTGCAACTTGTTGTGTTAATGTATCAACCGACTGTTTTAATTCTTTATTTTCTATGCGCATCGACGCGAAGGCTTTGTTCCTATCTTTTTCTTCGCGATTTTTCTTTTCTTCTTCATCATCTAAATCGACCTCCACATCTTGCTGCTGTTCTTCTTCTTGCTCTTCATCCTCTATAAGGATGTCATCTTGTTTTTCGTCATCGGGCATTTTTACTTCCTCCACTTAGTATTTAATTGTGGGATTCTCCGGTTTATCCTTATACCGAACCAAATCATAAATCTGTAACGCGTCTTCAAGTCCCATCAAAACACCTTCCATCAACAATCCTTTATCCTTATCGCACTTCTGGAGTGCCAAGCGTTGTTCCCTGTGTCTGTTGTTCAACCGCTGACGCAGCTGGGTTTGCATTTCCTTGAAGACCTTGTTCTCCTCTAGTTGCTGCAGGTCGTGCTGCTGCACCTGCTTCTCCTCCGGTGTTAGCTCCATTCTCTGTTCCTCCCGTTTTACCTTGACCTTGGAACTGCATTAACAATGTCATCATTCTTTTGTGTTCCTCAATGTGCTGTTGTAAAACCATAACAGCTTCTTTAGGCCATGTGAGAATTTCAGGACTTTGTAATGCATCTGTATGAACTATAATGTGTTCGAGATGATTCTCTTGAGGGTCGGGAGAAATCACTCGTCCTTCTCTTATGATAGTATGTTCCTCGACTGGATCTTGCGTCTCCTTTGTTACAGGCGGTGGGCCGATCCATTCCTTCGGATTTTCACCATAAGCTTTAAATACATTCGCCGTGGCATGATATAGCTTATCGACGGCCCCAACCACAAGAGGATTTCCGCCCATAACAAACTTATCATATAAAACTGTTGCCAACTCACGCATTGTAGTTACATCACCAAATGCAGCATTTGGTTCTAAATAACTGTCCATCTCAGTCATAAACGCTGCTTTAACATCTTCACTTGTTTCAAATATCGGTTCATTATCTTCACCTAAAATACGTTTCTCTAATCCTTCCGGCATATTCATGTGACATATATCGAAAATATGAGTAAGTATTTCAGCAATACCATCACGTATATTCATTCCCGGTAAATTAAAACGTGCCTCAGCGGAACCCATAATTGCTTGTGTTCTAGTAGCTGTACCAGAACCTCCAACTATATTAGACTCTTTTCCCATAATATAGCTCGACGCTGCCGTGAGTCTTTCAATAAACTCCATAACAAGTCGAATGGCCATGATCAATCGCTCGATATGAACGCTCATATCTGGAAAATAAACATTCTGCGACGGATTAGTTACTGGATACATGGCGCGAGGATTTGCTACATGCTCGTCAGGATTATAATCACTATTCGGATCATAGAAGCCCCACTTCATAATACCAAGTGTATTCGCGTCCTGCAGTTGACGGAAACAAGCGTCTATTTCTTCGGCCAGTGGTTTAACCTGTTCGAGGACGCCAATGCCCAGTAACTTAAACATTCTGTTTATAAAATTAGTTTGAACGATAGGTCGTTTTCCTCGACGAGAAATCGCTGAGATAGGATACCCTTGTAAATAAATTTCGTCTTTTATTGCAACACGCACGGCAACTTCTTCCGGAAAGCCGTCACCATTAGCGTCGTATGGACCATACCACATTAAACACTCGACGAGAGTATTACGTCGTTTAGCATTTAGCGATGCAATTTTTTCAGCCTTTTCTAATTCTGAACCGAACTTGGTAATTATTGCAGTCGTAACTTTATCTTTAAGTTTCTCGTCGACATTTACAACAATTCCTTCACGTTGTTCTTGTTCAAGTTCATGATAATAAAAATCTTCTAACTTTATGATCGGCTCTTTTTGTATATCTGTACAGCCGGGCTGTGTTAAAATTTTTGTAAGCGGAATATTTTTTATTGCAGGTTTCTCATCGACCGAAAGCATTCTTGCTTCAATAGTCATAGGCTGTCCCATATCATCCATCACTGGAGCACCAGTCTCGTCGACAACTTCCTGTTGTCTCGTCTCACCTAAATCTCTTTTCTTAACATACCAATATGGTTCAGTAAATATTGTACCTAAACTAATACAGCCTCTTACGGTTTCTAAAATATCTTTTCTTACTTTCATCCATACAACAAATACCCATCGCATAATATCATTAGCAGCTTGTGTTCTCTTTTTATCTGTAAACTCGACGGGTTTCCAACGAATAGTGTCTTCATTCCATACCGCAGGAAAAATACGGGCAACTAACATTTCAACAATGGCTTGCGCAATTTTCAAAGAACGCCCACACATCCATGCTTCAGGTCTTGTAACATCATCACCTTCATACAACTTAACTAGATCGGCATATTTCGTATCAAAATCTATTCCTTTACCATTTGTATCAGTACCCCAACTTGTTTGTTGACGCGCTTCCAACGCATTACGGTAATCTTCCATAATTATTTGAACAAGTTCTTCTTCTTGTTCAGGAGTAAGTTTAA